TATGAAACCTTATGTGAGGCTTTACCAATCTTGTTATTATTCGCATATCTCGAAATATTTAATTCCATTTGTTTCTTTCTCTCTTACTTTTAATATCCTAGAACCATAAATATTTATACCGGTAATAGCGATGAAGTACTCAAGTGAAGGAATCGTGAAAAAAAATTTTCCGGGGGTGTCTCTTTCCCCTGTGCGTTCGACCATGTTACATTGTGTCTTGAATGTCTCAGATGGGGTCCTTTTTATTATGGCGAACTTGTCGCTTCCCTTTAGCTTAACAATTTGGATAAAAGCGGGATGCCCCTTCTTGAAATTCATCTTTTTGAATAATTTTCTGCCTATTTTGGCGAACTGATTCTTTTTATTGTAAATCTCGATATACATGGTTTTATATTTAATCGTTTAACATTTATACTTGCTTGGCACTTGATGTGCCTGTTATGATATCTCTGAAATTAGGCAACTGCAAATAGAACGAGAACCTGCTTAACGGCCTCCATCGTTCAAGCAATGATTGGTTGCACTCATTCCATCCCTCTTTTCCGAAGCGGGTATCCAAGGCATCGGTTATCTTACGCACGATAGACTGGATGTATGGTACATTTGCCTTGTTCCCAATGGAAGGGGTGTAAATACATATTTTGTATATTCCTCCATTATTACAATCCCAGTTTCCCCTATAAAAAGTGATATGGGCTTTGTCTAGTATTGCCTCGTCTGATAAGCTTATAAATCCGCTGTAACATCCGACATACCTAGCTTCGAATACTTTTAACCCAGTGGACGAGCGAAGAAGCTTTTTTAATTCTCGCTTGTCCCGGACAATTTGGCTTATTCCCATGAATATATCTATTTCGTCTTTTTATTCATTTTTACTATTAAGGAATGTTTCTATCTTGCTGGCCAAGGTTATGAGCATATCCGATTGAAGCTCATTGAACTCCTTGCAGAACCTCATATCATCCCTATGCTTCTTTTCCGGAGACCTTTCGTCAGCGATACCGCAATATCCGGCGAAAGAGTTTACCGGTAAGGGTCTCATAGCCTCTATAGCTAGTTTGATAGCTTTCTCTTTGATGTTTTCTTCCATGATTTTTTAAATTTGTGCTAAGAATAAATCTGGATAATAAGAATCGTTCTCCTTTTGATAGATCATTCTCAGGAAAGTACTCTTTTCATAAAGTGCATATTTATCGTTGCGTTCATAGTATCCATGTAACATCGCAACAAGCGGTTCAAAATCAGATATCGTATATTCCGCTTTACGCAACAACGTAAACGCATGTTTAGGTAGATAGCATCTGAATTTAGCTCCGTCAACAATACGATATTTAAGTCTGTTTTCAAGCATCTTATATACCTGAGAATCTGATCTGAAGTAAATAAGTTTCTCATTACTGTACGGCTGATAGAATATATCATCATGCGCAAATTTCTTTTCTTCCGGGTTTGCGACTACCGGAGCCGGGAGGATAGAAGCAACTGCCGTCCCTAACAAACTTTTTATAAATTGTAATCGTTTCATTTATAATTAATTATGAGCCTACTTGTGAAGGCTCGGTTAATACTATTCCTCTAATAGTCTAATAAAAGACTTCATGTACTCACAATTCTGATCGCAATCAAAAGAATTATTGCACATCCGATCATTGTATTTAGAGAGGTTTGGGCAACTTTCAAAGTGCGCATTGATAGCTTTTTGCCTTTCCCATTTGGCGCCGGCTATAAATCCATGATAATATGCAGGGAACGCACTACCGCTACTCCTGCTTTCAGCGAAGAAATGAGCCGCTTCCTCTACCGTCTGTCTCTTATCAATATCTCTTTCCATGATTTTAAATAATATTTAAATATTGCTAACCACACATTGTTTGTACACGACAAACCTGTATATTTGCGTTGCGTTTGGTTGGAACATTAACACCTCCAATCTGGTGAACTGTCATTCACCTCCTTGTCCTATCTCCCTTGTCCGAGAAAAGACACAAGCCCATTGTCCTGTAACTTTGGGCTTTTTTAGTTTCTATTGTCAAGGTATCCTTCCTTGATGAGCCATTCAATCATATTCACGACAGCATCTAAGACATTTTCTTCCATAACCTCGTGCTTGCAGTCGTATCCCAGTTCTGCGTATTGGATGAACCAATACACGCTATCTTTTGTGATTTCCAAACTTAAATCGGGTCGGTTGCGTTGTGAAATCGTGGCGGGAAGCATTTCTATCAGCTTGGATAGAGACCAAGCCGGGCATATCTTGTCTTGATCCATATGCCCCACTATCCGTCTATATTCAAATGCGACCGGCAAGTAGAACTCGTCCAAATACATGTCCGCCGATTACGGTCTCACCCCGGCCTCTAATAGCCGGGATGATTGTTCTTTATTCGTGCAAATTTGATTCATATTATAATTCGTTGTTAAAATATTCCTTATTATCCATATTTACCCCTCCTGTATTATGACATCCCCATCCTTATCCGTGAACACGTCCACTAAATCGTAGTAATATTCCTTATCCGACGTGCGGATCATTACCTCCGCTTCCGGGTCTTGCTCTTGTAATAGAGCGATTAGTTCTTTATTTCTCATGATTATATCGCTATTAAGTCAAATAATGTCGGTGCGCTTACCTCCATCTCCGCTTCCCGTAGATAAGTAAGTCCGTCTTTCCAATAATCGTAATTGAGTTCTGTTGAAAGTCCCCTACGACCTAATTTGATGGCGCAATAAGGGACGGTACCGATGCCGCCGAACGGATCAAATATCAGTTCACCCTTATTTGAATACCGTTCTATCAGTCTCTCGACAATATCTAGCTGGAGAGGACAAATATGATTCTGTCGTTTCTTTTGCGACTGCCTCGTATTGAGCGTACGCATCCGGACGACATCATCCCATATCCAATCTTTTTTACTCACAGGATCAATGGCCATAAATGTTTTGGGTAATTTCCCGTATGCATCTAACTCTTCCGCAAACGATACGTGTTCCTCGAAATTGTAGATATGATCACGCTCGTAGTTACGGAACAAATGCCGAATCTTATCTATTCCTGCACCTTTTATATCTTCATATGACAATAATGAATTACCTGAGGATTTCCAACTTGCATGGGCATCTATCTGCCAACGGGCAAGCGAATATTCGTTCTTATTCTTGGTCACAGGCAAATCAGCGTATGCCCGTGATGTATCAGAGGGCAACTTGCGGAAAAGTAGTACATACTCCGGGCAACCAACACCCATCTTGGAGCCGTCTTTACACATTTCAGTATAACCAAGTCGATAAGTCTGGTTATTCTCCCTTACAACATCCGTATCAACCGTGATACGTCCCATATACCGGAAACCATGTTTCATGTAATGGAATACGGTCATTTCGCTAAACGGATCGATAGTTGGCATACCGTCTCCCGTAGCATTTCCGAACAAAACACGGTCTTTCACATGGATGCAAGCTAATCGCCCCGGTTTTAAGATACGCATCAGTTCGGGCGTGAGATAGTCCATCTGTTCAAAGAATTTATTGTTGTCCTCATTGTGACCGAAATCGTTATAGGTAGGCGTGTATTCGTAGTGGTTAGAAAATGGAATACTGGTAACAATCAAATCAATAGAATTACTTTCCATTTTCTGACATTCCAATACATTATCGTTATTGATTGCTTTCCATAACTTGCCGGATTTCTCTTCCCGACTGGCGAACATCCAACGCATCATCTTTTCCTCGGCCCGCAAACCGAACAGACCGTTTTCACGGACTATGTCGGTCATTTTGGAAACCATTTCCCGGTGTTGCGCCCATTTCTGCATGAAGCTTTTAAATATTTCACCCTCGCTTTCGGCATAGACCAGATAGAGATCAACGGGATGCTGCTGCATAAAGCGGTATATGCGGGCTATCGCTTGGAACTTATCGTTGAAGCGGTAGTCAATGAACATGATTGCCTTATGACAGTGGTACTGGAAGTTCAGACCTTCACCCAACATTTCGGGTTTGGCAGCCAGATATTTCAGACGGCCGTCTTTAAAATCTGCTATCACCTTATCAGCTTCTTCATCATCCTGCGAGCCGTACACAGCCTTGCATCCGGGTATAACCCGGCAAAGTTCTTCACGTTCCTTTTCCAAGTCGTGCCACAGAAGGAAATGCTCATCTTTATTCTCTGGGCGGTTAATGATTTCCACCACACGGGCAATCTTTTCTTGCATATTATCCCGGCGTTCTTTCGCTGCATCAGCAAGTCCGAGAGCAGCTTCACGAAACATCTTCACTTGTCCGTCACGGTCGGTACCGGCAGTGGAGTTATCCACGCTTACGACTTCTTCATGTACACGTAATTCCGGCAGTTCATATCCGGTGTCAGGATAACCAAGGTCAGATGGTTTGGTGAGGAACAATGCCCATGTGCTTACCCACAGCCAAAACTCCTTTTCCTTGTGTGGATATAGTGTCAAGTTATTCGCTTTCGTGCTGTCTCTCTGAAAGAAGCGAGTAAGAGCCTGCCCTGTATCCATCACACCGAGATAACCGGCATAGTGTATCAGTTCCTTGTATCTGTTTGGTGACGGTGTGGCAGTGGCAACAAACCTGTACGGTACTTCTGCGAACAAAGGAAGAAACTCTTGATAGGTCTTGGTACCGAAACCACGAAGTACACTCGCTTCATCCAATGATGTTGCAGTGAAATAGGACGGTTCTATTCTTACCCCGTCCTCTCCATCACGGACACGCTCGTAGTTCGTTACCATGATATCGGTCGGGCATATCATCACATCTGCCATAGTTCGGACATAAGTAACTTTCATGTGCAAATGTTGTTCTGCTTGCGTAAGAAACTCGACTACCACACGCTTGGGACAAACAATCAATCCCTTGCCTCCTTTATGGTTCAGGATTACTCGGAGTATTTCCAGCTGGGTGACTGTCTTTTGCATACCGAAGCTGGAGAATATAGCCCGGCAACCACCGGTTACCGCCCAACGGACTGTATCTTTCACATGAGGGTATAATGTCGGGGTAAGCTCATCAGGTTTAATCTCAAATCCGGATTGATGGCTAATGGCCATTTTCTCTTTCAGAAATTCTATATATGTTTTCATTAATTTTATTCTATTTATCGTCAATATAATTATCCTGCTTTCTCGAAAGCCTTCTCAAAGATCTCCGGCCTTAGCAAGGCGTTGCTTATCGCCGTGAACGCCTTCACGATCCCGGGCTGCTCATTTAAGTTTATTCTCACGTCCTTCCCCGTGACCTCGCTTGATAACCGGTCGCTCAGATATTCCACCTTGTCCAGTGTCAGATAGGAAATGGGATTGTACGCCAATGGGACGATCTTACGCATCCTGTCGCCGAAATAGCTTATCGTGATCCTCGACATCTGCGCTAGCATGTTTATTGTTGATGACAGCGAGGCGATCCGGTTCGTCATGCCCGATACCCCGTGATCCAGCAATATCTGGCTGATCGTGTAGTAATACCGGTCTATATGAGGCTGCACGTCCTCCTCCATGCTTTGCGTTATCTCCGCTAACGCCTCCTTGTTAGCCTTGGCTATCCGGAAGACGTTCGTGTTATAAGCGTCTATCTCCCTCTCGATAGCGTTGGCCGTCCGTTTGGCGTTATGCCTGTAGTGCTCGCTATTCCTTATGGCCTCCATGAGCGATATGGTGTAGTTATACACTTGGTCGTTCACGAAGAGGACCATATAGGTAAGCGACGTGACAAGTCCGTTCGTGTCCTTGTCGATCTCTTCCCAATCGTTGTATTGTTTCATGATTATTTGATTTTGATTACTCTCCTCATAGCTGAATGCGGCTTTCAACTATGATGAATGTCTTTCTTTAGAAAACTAAGTATATGTTGTATAACCTTGATAGTCCATCCATTGCCCAACAAACGGTATATCTGCGTATCAGAGCAATCCCATTTGTACCAATCAGGAACTGTTTGTAGCCTAGAGCACTCGATCGGGGTCAATCTGCGGATAGATGATGTATCCACTAGGGTTATGCCATTAGCTTGTGATCCTTTATATGAGGAGGCCAGTAATGTGTTCGATTTTCCGTCTTGATCTTTCAAGTTTCTTTCTTGTCGTACACTAAGTATGACATGGCTTCTTCCGCTCATCTCGGCTAACAAGGCCGGACATTGCCCATTCGCATCATATACCCTGTTTTGTTGATATGGCTGGATACCCCCGCTTTCCTTACTCTCATTTAACTGGATAATTTTATGGAGCACATTGTTCTGTTCCCATGCGTTTGACGATAAGGTTGGTGATTTACCACGGAAAACATTTCCCTTATTATTGCCCCTAGGTCTTTGAATGATCAGGTCCATATCCGAATGGTTCCCTGCTCCATGACCTCCAGCTACTAGACATGAGGCTTTATCCTGATATTTTCTTGGCATACCGGAGGTATTTATGATTCTGTAATTATGTCTGGGGTGAAGTCCCCCTCTGCCACCGGCACGTTGGCATGGTGCCTTCCCGTTTACCGAGATAAAGGTACCGGTGTTATTGCATGTGCCAACGGCCATCAAGGAGACCGCTTTATCCCCGTCGATCTGGGTGAATCGTTTCTTCATACGTTTATCGTTTGAGATATACCTAATAGCCTTCTCGCTCAGGTAATATTTCTCGTCAACCTCTTCCTCCAAGATATCCCTTAACAATATACCCTCGTCCTTTGGCTGCGGTATGTCGGAGTGGATCTCACCGAACAGCCCGACCTTCTTTGTCCTTATGTTCGTCCAATACCACCGGTTCCGGTTCTGGGCCGACACCAAATTTGAGTTTATGTTGACTGGATGAACGCCGCAATACTCAGTAATTACCCGCATGTGCTCTTTCTTCATGTTCACGTTCTCAAGCAAGAAGAACACGTCCGGGTTCAAGACCTTCACGTAGTTCAATATGTCCACGAATACGAAGAAGAGCTTGCTTCGAGGATCATCGAAAGCCAGTTGTTTGCCGGCGAAAGAGAATCCTTGGCAAGGACTTCCTGCCAGTATGAGATCTATCGTTCCCCAATCTATATCCCATTCCCTCCACTTGGTAACGTCCCCTAAATGTATCGTGTCAGGGAAGTTAAGTCTAGTTTGGGATATGGCGAACTTGTCAATCTCGCTAGCGTAATAATGCTCCGGTTCAATCCCGAGTTCTCTTAACGCTATCCGGCCACAAGACATTCCGTCAAATAAGGATAAAACATTCATGTCTCGCTCGTTTTAGCAAATACCACGCTTTCATGATCCGGCCTCAGATGGGCCATGCAAGCCTTGCTGTACTCGCAAAATCTCGCTCCATCGTCCCGGAAGACGCATCCCCTGCACGGGATCTTGTTCTGCCCGTTGTAGTACGGCCTGTACTTTTCCACGACGATCCTCATGTCTCCTACCAGCACGATCAAACCGGTAGGGGTGTTTCTCAATCTCTCTGTTATTTCCATGTTA